TGAGAACAAAGTAGAACAAATTGAGAACAAAGTAGAACAAATTTCACCTGTAATTGACTATTTCAAAAGTTACAATCCAATAGTAAAAGAACTTGTATGGAAAGATGCAGGTGGATTTTGGAATGAGCAAGGTGATATAACTACAAATTCAAGTTATGACTATTCTGAACCAGTAGATGTTTCTGACTTCAAATACTTCGGACTTTACGGTAAATTACATAAAAATAATTATACTGTTGTTGCTGTTACAGAAAGTAATGAGTTTGACAGATATGTACTTCAAAAAGGAATACTTGAATGGCAAAACACGGGTAATTCGCTTTATATCTTCAAAGTTCCGTCAGATGTAAACTATATTTCAGTGTCCGTTGCAAATACAGATAAAAGTACAGTCGAACTCTTTGAGCTTAAATCACCATTTTTGATTGACATTTTAGACAAGATGGGGAAAAGCAATGAATATTTATTTGGATTAAACTCATTGCAAAGGTCAAGCACAGGTACAGCAGACAGAACAGTGGTAGTTCCATATCCAATAAAGAAAGATAAGTGGTATGAGGTAAGGTTAACTACATCTTCAAATTCTTATATAGGCGATGTATATACAACTACATACCCTACTCCTGCTTATGGAAATGTTAGCAAGAACAGTCCTGTTTTGAAATTAAAGGCAATAGCTGATGAAACTGCTGTTAGATGCCGTATAAGAGTAAATGGCGATGAAACTTCTCAATCTGTTACGGTAACAGTCAGGGAACTTGGTTTGAAAGAAACACTTAATAATTCAACCTCGGATAATTGTAGGCAATATAAAGTTTTGATACTTGGGGACTCTTATTCTCAAAATAATGGTCCGTGGGTAAAAGGTATGCAAGAATGGCTAAATATTACCAGTTTAGTAAATCTTGGTGTAAGTTCTTGTTCTGTCAGGGACAAGTATCAAGATAGAAATACTTATCCATATACATCAAGACCAGTTCAATCAAATAGTACGGGCAACTTAAACACATTGGGTTGTCAGATTGAAAAATTGAAAAGACTAATGGCTGGTACAGACCTTGATAGCGGAGAAAACAAAATCTATGAAACAGAAGATGAATATCCCAATGTTATCATTATTGAAGGCGGTATGAATGATAACTATGATAGTGATGAAAAAGAACAAACTTATTATGCTCAGTTTGAAAAGCAAGTAAGTGGAGTTTATATACAGCAGACTTCATCAAAAGAAGTAACACAAGGCTCTTGCTATATACAAACTCCAATAGATGAGATTGATAGGACTTGTTATGCAGGCGCATACAGGTATGTCGTTGAAAGTTTGCTTACTTTATTCCCCAAAGCACAAATATTCATAATAACTTGCAGCGGTTTAGGATATTGGAATGGGAGTGTAGTTGAAAAAAGATACAGGACAGCAGTACAACAAAGAAAATGCGCTAACTTATGCGCTGCTACTGTTATAGATTGGAGTGCCGAGGGGCAAATATCTTCAATATTAACACATCCACAAGGAAGTGGTACACAAGAAGACCCATATATATGGGGACAATGCACTTTGCCAAATGCAGATTCAGGAGACTTGATGCACCCTAATACAAAGGGGGGAAAGAAATACGGACATCTTGCTGCACTTGTTATAAAACAAAGATTTTTAGATATAGAAAATATGTAATATATTAAATGACGATGCTTTGCACCTTTTCTAGAGAGGCGTCTGCATATAATTAACTTTATTGTTTAACAAATTTCTAAATTCTTCAAAATTATGGGAGAAGTTACAGAAAAAATCTATTGTTGCGACAGAGGCGACAATGACAACACTCTAGCAGCAGCCATTCTGGCAGGTAATAACCGCAGAGACGATTGGGGCCCTATGGCTGCCATGATGGGTGGAGGTATGAACAACTGGATGAACAATCCGTTTGCTTATCTCATGTTCATGGCTCTGCTCCGCAACGGAGGCTTCGGCTTTGGTGGAGATGGTGCAGGAGCAGGTACTGCTACTCAGGGCATCGAAACTCAGGCCCAGCTCAACGCTATCCGCACCCAGTTGCAGGACAACCAGAATGCTGATTGCATTAAGTCTGCCATTCAGGGCAATGGCTTTGCTCTTAGCCAGCTGGCCCAGACGCTTAACATTGACTTCAACACCCTTCAGAAGTGCTGCTGCGATGTTCAGGCTGCTATCCAGAATGTTGCTGGCCAGGTTGGTTTCTCTGCTGAACGTGTTATCAACGCTGTTAACCTCGGTGACTGCAATGTTATCCAGGCTCTGCAGAATTGCTGCTGCCAGACTCAGCGCCAGATTGCCGATTTCCGCGCAGATGTTCAGCTCCAGACTTGTCAGCAGACTAGCGAACTCCGCAATGGCCAGCGTGACCTTGGCTTTGCAATTACACAAGGTTTCTCAGCTACTGCTTTCCAGGCTCAGCAGGATAAGTGCGATATTCTTCGTGCTGGTCAGGACAACACTCAGCGTATCATCGACACTCTGAACAACCACTGGAAGGACGAACAGGCTCTGAAAATTCAGGACCTTAAGTTCGAGCTTTCTCAGGAGCGCCAGAACAACTATTTCGCTCGTCTCATAAACGGCAGATGTGGTTGTGGTGGTAATAGCTGCGGATGCGGCTGTGGCCAGTAATGTTTAACCATTAAACTGTAAAGATTATGGTTACATTATCACCAGTAGGCTTAGCCGCTGCTCCTGTGGCGAATCAAGTTTCGTTCTTGGCCACATTTAAGGAGAAATTGTGTCGTTGTGTTTGTGCGACTTCTACAAATCAACCGTTTGCGACTGTTACTTATAGGAATGAAACGCCTATTCTTAATGGAACTACAGTATTCGTGCCTATTGTAGCAACAATCACGATTACTACTCTAAACGCTTGCAAATGCCAAGCTGAGACACAGGTAATCAATGAACGGTTTGTAGTTGCATTCCAAGGTATAACAACGCTTCCTGCATCTGTTACTATCAACCAGCTTGGAATGACTCAAGGACTTATTAAGATAGTATGCGGAAAATCCAACTGCTATGCTATCAATAGCTCATTGAGTGTTTCTATTCCGGCTGCACCAGCAGCCTAATTGAAATTGAGGGTACTTAGGGAAGTTTTATACTTCTCTGAGCGCCCTTTTTTATTAACAATTCAAAAAGATAAGCTATATGTTGTTATTCAAAGATATAAAACAAAATTATCCAGTGTACATTCTTGATACACAGGAATTTAGCCTTATTCAAGGCAAAGCCACTCAGGTATCATTTCCTCGATTAGAAATGAACCAGAAGACTGGCAAGACAGAGATGGTAGTAGATGTTACTATAGAGGCCAATGGAAAAATGGCAACTTACACTATTCCTGAAAGCCATTCAGTTACCTATGCCGGGCATCTTGTTCTGTCAACAGAAAAATCTGGATTGACGAGCGAAGTTGAAGCTCAAAAGGCAAATGCTGAACAAGTTTTGGCCTCCGCTTCTAAAGTTCAAAACATCATTGACAAAGCTCCTTCATTGCTTGCAGAGCTTAATCCTATGTATAAGGAAAAGCAAGAAACAGAGCAGCGTTTTGGTAAAATTGAAGGCTCTATTGGCGAGATGAAAGAACTCATGAAAAAGCAGCAGGAAATGATGGAGAATTTCATCAAAAAATTTGAAAGCTAAAAGTTATGGGACACAGATTAAGATGTATCATAGTAAAGCATCATACGTGCAGTCATGATAAGGAGCACGAAGATGAAGAGAACGTAGTAGTAGAAAGCAGAATAGCTACTCCTCATAGTGAACATAATGTCAAATTCGATTTGCCTTATGAGCAAACAGCGAATGCTCTCATGTCTGCTAAAGGATATTCTGAGTATGTCAAAAAGCACGGCTATCACTTTACAGATGCTCTTGCAGAGCACGTAAGTAAAATGATGGTAAATGCCAACGGCCAGCAGCATTCTTGGACTGCAAGCCAAGTCAAAAAGTCTATGGAAAGCTTAGGATTGAGCATTCCTGGCAAAGTGACAATAGGTGATGTTACCTATGCAGCTAACATGGCTTATGCAGATTTCTATCCAGACCCTCTAAAAGATGAGGCTGCATGCTTGAGATATGCTCATAAAGTAGCCAATGACCCGGATGGGTATGACGGCATGATTTTCTGCAGATGGACCGCTGACGCAATCGGAAAAGCAATCAAGTTGGACTGGGAAAAATTCGTATAATATGTTAGAACTGATTGAAGCCAAAAACTTTGACGGACTGATGTTTTTCATAGCTATTAGAGTTGGTATTATTCTGGTCTGCTGGCTTTTCATGATACTAAGCAGTATCGTAGATTTCTGGAGTGGAACAACGACGGCAAAAGCACTTGGCCAAGCATTGATGTCACACGGATTTCGTAGAACGATTACAAAAATCGGCGATTATGTAAGGCTGATGCTTTTTGCCCTTATGTTTGATATACTTGGAAGCTTGTTATCATTCTATATAATACCATTTGCAACAATTCTATGTACTATAGCTGTAATTTACATTGAAGGTAAATCTGTCGTTGAAAATAGTAAACGTAAAAAAGCTCATGCTGCAGAAGTACCTGATATAGTTAAGCAGATTGTGCAAGCCACTACATCTGAACAGGGTACAGAAATATTACACAAAATCAGTCAATTATTAGCACTTAATGAAAAGTATAAATAAAAATATATAATAGTTAAGAGGCTATAACTATATTGTATTATATGAGGCAAATAGACAAAATAATAATCCACTGCTCAGCTACCGTTGAAGGCAAGGACTTTAAGGCAAGCGATATTGATGCCTGGCATAAAAAAAGAGGCTTTAAATGTATAGGCTATCACTATGTAGTTGACCTGGACGGCACAGTGGAAAAAGGTCGTGACGAGAATATAGTAGGCGCGCACTGCGCAAGTCATAATACGTACTCTATAGGAGTGTGTTACATAGGCGGATTGGATAAGAACAAAAAGCCAAAAGATACGCGTACGTTAGAGCAAAAGCAAGCCTTACTGAAGTTGCTCAAAGAACTGAAATGTAGATACCCGAAGGCTAATATATACGGCCATTGTGACCTTGCCAATAAGGCATGCCCGTGCTTTGACGCAAGAGAAGAGTATAAAAGTCTGTAAAATTTTCAATCTGAGGCTATTCTCGCAGTCTTAGACTGACTTTTTAATAAAAGATAATAGATTAATAATAAAATGATAAAAGTATGATAGAACGCGCGAGAATAGCCTTCCCTATATTATTAACACTCTTTAGCCTATCAGGATGTAAGTCTGTAAAATACGTGCCTATTGAAACTATACGCACAGACACATGCCTTATTAATAGTATAAAGATTGATAGTGTATACTGTAGAGACTCTGTGTACGTAGAGCGCATGGGTGAAAGTGTAACGACATATAGATATAAGTATATGTATAAACATATAGATAAGCACGATACTATCTATATACATAAAACTGATACTGTGACAAAAACGATTACGATAAAAGGCAATAGCCCTGTGAAACAGGTCGTAGACTTTTTGTCCGATATGGCTTTTGCGCTTATATTTTTTGGTTTGCTGTATATATGTTTACGTAAGTAAACAGGCTTTTTGCAGATTTTAGATGCATCAGAAACAAAAGTATTAGCAATCCTTACTATAGCGGCTGGCCTGGCGTTAAGGCTTTTAACAGATTTTAGATTTATGAGAAACAAAAGAAACACAAGGAAACGGATATGGTTTCCCTTATAACTCTCTGATTTTCAGTCAGTTATATATAGAGAGAAACCATGAAACCATTTTTTTAATCTATAACTTTACAGGAGAAAATATATATTTTTTTGATATTGCCATTATATAAGAAATGGCAATATCAAAAAAAATAGATAGGAGAAGCCGGAAAGTCTTAGGGATATTGCATTTCTGTTTCTCGGCCATTTTTAGACCTGTAACTGACTGAAAATCAGGCATTTAACTGAGAAACCATTGACAGAAACCAAATATTTTTGTTTCTCTTATAGATAAAATATGTTAAAGCCTATAAGTCATTGATTTTCAACCAGTTATATTTTTACGTATTTTAACTGTTCATTTTAGAGTATTTTAGCACATAAAATAATTCATTTATTGATTTATCTATTATCTTTGTAACAGATAAAAAAATGAGCAATAAATATAATAAGAATATGGCACACTTTGATATAAATAGAATAATAAAACAGCATAAACCTGACTTGGAAAAGCTGGCTGTTGTTTTATTTCCTAATGTGCGTTATACACGCGCAGCATTAAGTAGAGTAATAAATGGCGAGTCACTGCTTGACACAAAGCAGATTGAAGCGCTTGCCGAGTATTTAGGTGTATTAGTGCAAGATTTGTTTGTAGAAAAAGATGATTGGCGTTCTGACTCAGAAAATGGCGCGCTTGTGTTTATAAAAGAGCATTATAAAGCAAAGCTTAATTTTAATGGAGTGTACCTAACAGTATATAATAATGGTAGCGTAATTAAGCAGGAACTTGTCAATGTGCCTAATATGACAGTAAATGACTTTATTGACTATTTAAATAACATTATTAAAAATTATGAGTATGGAAACTATCAAGATTTGTGTTGACGTTAACGTTAATTTATCAGAAACAACTTTAAATGTATTCAGAAATTTACTATCCGGTACCAGCTGCAATGACCAGTGCAGTTGTAAGGCAAATACTATTACAGAAGGAACACCTATTAATGAGCCCACGTGTAACAAAGCAGTTACTGAAAAGTCGGTGGAAAAGTCTGAGTCTGTACAGCAAGAGAAACCCGCCGAAAAGCCAGCTCAGCCGCAGGCAACAACAGTACAGCCAGAAAGACCTGCGCAAGCCGTAACTCTTGATATTGATACGGTACGTACAGCTCTTACTAAAAAAGTAACAGCGCATCGCGACGCTATCAAGAATAAGCTCAACTCACTCGGCGCGCCAAGCGTTACAAAGCTTGACCCCAATAAATATCAGGAAATGTATGACTTCTTAATGTCACTTGACTAATGGAACAGGTAAATCATAGTGAGCGTGCGCACGCTTTATTATCGGCTTCAGGCGCTAGCAGATGGCTAAATTGCACGCCATCAGCAAGACTTGAAGAAGAGTACGCCGAAAAGAAAGTGTCAGTGTATGCCGCAGAAGGCACATTAGCACATGAATTGTCTGAGCTCTATTTACGGCATGACTTTGGTATGATTACGCCGGAGTTGTTCGAATCAGAGTTTGAAGCGTTGTCAGTCAATGAATTGTTTGATGAAGAGATGCTTAATACCGTTCCTATTTATGTAGACTATTGCAAGGACCAGTATAAAGAGGCTGTTACTAATAACGGTGCATTGTCTGAGATAATAATTGAGCAGAAGCTTGATTTAACCGCGTACATTCCTGACAGTTTCGGTACAGCGGACTGTATTATACTTAGTGATGATACTCTTGAGGTAATTGACCTTAAGTATGGTAAGGGCGTACAGGTATATGCTGAATGGAATAAGCAGTTAATGCTTTATGGTTTAGGCGCTTTACGGCAGTATGACATGTTTTATGATATACAGAATGTAAGGCTTTCTATAGTTCAGCCACGTATCAATAATATTTCAAGCTGGGTAATATCCGTTAAAGAGCTGAATGAATGGGCAGAAAATGAGCTTAAGCCTAAGGCCAAACTCGCTTTTGAAGGTAAGGGTGAGCTTAATGCTGGTGAATGGTGTAGATTCTGCGCCGTTAAGAACCGCTGTCGTAAACTGTATGAGCAACAAATGGAAATTGCTAAATATGAATTCGCCGGTCCTGAGTTGCTAAGTGACGAAGAAATAGTAGATATTATAAAACGTGCAAAGTCATTCAGCGAATGGGCAAATGCTATTACAGAATACGCATCAGAAAAAGCAATTACTGAAAACAAGGTATGGCCAGGGCTTAAACTTGTTGAAGGATTGAGTCGTCGTAAATGGGCTGATGCAGACACAACAGCTGAAAAGCTGTTAGAGCGCATGCCAGAATTGACAAAAGACGATATTTATGATATGTCAGTCAAGTCAATAACGGCTATAGAAAAAATAGTAGGCAAAAAGCAATTTGCTGAAAAGCTGAGCGATTTGACAGTAAAACCTCAAGGTAAGCTGACTCTTGTACCAGAAGATGATAAACGACCAGCCATAGGCTTAGGTCAGGCAATTGAAGATTTTAAATAACAACTTTATATTATTAAACATTTAAATTTTTAAATTATGGAAGCAACAACTAAAGTTATCACAGGTAAAGTAAGATTTTGTTATGCAAATGTATTTGAACCTACAGCCATGAATGACGGCGACACGCCTAAATACAATGTTTGTATTCTTATTCCTAAGAGCGACACAAAAACTATTGACAAGATAAAAAAGGCAATCGAAGCTGCTAAGCAGGCCGGAAAAGCAAAGCTCGCCGACAAGAATGGCAAGATTCCTTCAACTATTAAACTTCCTCTGCGTGACGGTGACGAAGAAAGAGGTGACGACGACGCATTTAAAGATATGTACTTTATTAATGCTAATACTCAACGTAAGCCGGCTATCGTAGACAAGGAACTCAATCCTATCATGAGCCGTGACGAGTTTTATTCTGGCTGTTGGGGCCGCGCGTCAATTAACTTCTATGCATTTAACGTACAATCAAAAGGTATTGCTGCCGGTCTGAATAACTTGCAGAAGCTTGAAGATGGTGAGCCATTGTGTGGAGGCTCTTCAGCCGATGAAGACTTTGGCGGAGAAAATGAATGGGACGACGAACTGATGTAAATCCATATTTTTCTCAGATGGTTAATTAAATTAGGGTTAGATTTCACTACAGCGAAAGCCTGTGAAGGTAAGTAGCTGTATATAGCGCAGGGTGTATGGCCTGTTAGCAAGTTCGAATCTTGCTGCGCTTCTCCATGTTGATTTGTTTTTCATATTTAGATTCCCTCAACAATCTTACTACAAAAGCCTGTGAAGGTAAGTAATAGTTTTGCGACAATTTTTAAATGTTGATTTTACTCACTAGGTTGTTAGGCAAAAGCCTGTGAAGGTAAGTAGCCTAAATCGGACCGTTAGCTCAGTTGGTCAGAGCAGCTGACTCATAATCAGAAGGTCACAGGTTCAAGGCCTGTACGGTCCACAGTTACTTACTTTAAAAAACTAAATAAACATGGAAAGTTATAAAAACCTGGTCTACATGGTTAAAAAGTATGGTCAGTGCAGACCTAATCGCACGGGCATAGATACAATAAGTATATTCGGTACACATTGGTCGCATGATATGTGTGGCAGACGCATTCCTTTGTTAACAACTAAGTATGTCAATTATAAGGCCTGTATTCATGAACTGCTTTGGTTTCTGAAAGGCGAAACTAATATAAAGTACCTTAATGATAATGGTGTACATATATGGGATGCTTGGGCCGATAAGAATGGTGACTTAGGGCCTATATACGGTAAGCAGTGGATAGATAGCGGGTTTAAGCATGTTAATCAGGTGCAATATGTAATTGACGAAATTAAGAATAATCCGTATTCACGCCGACTTATAATTGATGGATGGAGTCCCTCAGAGCTTGATGATATGGCTTTGCCGCCATGTCACATATTATATCAGTTCTATGCCAATCCTAAAACAGGAGTGCTTGACCTACAAGTATATATGCGCTCGGCCGATTTATTCTTAGGTGTTCCGTTTGATATTGCAGAAGGCGGAATACTATTGAGTCTTATTGCGCATATTACTGGCTATGTACCAGGCAGACTGCATTATACTTTTGGCGATACGCATATTTATACCAATCACTTAGAGCAGGTAGAAGAGCAGCTTAAACGCGGTTGTTATATTTTGCCAGAATTGCGTATTAATAGCGAGCCAAAGCCACTAAGCGAATACAAGTTTGAAGATTTCGAGATAATAAATTACGCGCATCACCCGGCATTAAAAGGAGCAGTAGCAGTATGAACAAACTATTTATAGACGTTGAAACATATTCGTCAGTTGATATTATGTCATCTGGCGCGTATAAATATATAGAATCACCAGACTTTGAGATTCTAATAATAGGCTATGCAATAAACGATGGGCCAGTACAGATTGTAGACTTATTACAAGGTGACGTAATACCTGAAGAGTTTGAGGAGCTATTGCTTGATGAGAGCTATCTTAAGATTGCACACAATGCAGTCTTTGAGCGTTTATGCTTTAAGCGTATAGGGTATGAGGTACCAGCAGCGCAATGGTACTGTACGGCTGTTAAGTCTTCATATTGTGGCCTTCCTATTTCACTTGATTCTGTATCTAAAGTACTTGACTTGAAAGATAAAAAGCTTAGTACAGGCAAAATGCTTATAAAGTATTTCTCATGCCCATGTAAGCCTACAAAAGTCAATGGCATGCGTACGCGTAACTATCCAAGACACGCGCCAGATAAATGGGCGTTATATAAAGAGTACAATAAATATGACGTTTTGGCTGAGCGCGAAATTTATAATATACTTGAGAAATATACAATTCCTGAAACGGAGCGTGACCTATATGTACTTGACCAAACAATTAATGATACGGGTATTCTTGTAGATAAGGAGCTGGCAGAGTCGGCTATTGTCGTAGATAAAGAATATACGGAAGCTACGACAGCACTTGCTAAAAGGCTTACAGGTCTAGAAAATCCTAATTCTGATGCGCAAATTAAGAAGTGGATTAAGTTGCATACAGGTATAGATGTACCTTCATTAAACAAGGCAGAAATGCCGAATGTATTGAAGCAATTTGCAGATAATCCGACTGTACTTAAAATCTTAGAACTGCGTAGTAAATTGTCAAAGACTTCGGTAAAGAAGTATTATGCTATGATTAACTGTGCTATGTCTGATAATCGCGTACGTGGTACATTTCAGTTTTACGGCGCAGGTCGTACAGGCCGTTGGGCTGGTCGGCTATTGCAGTTACAGAACTTGTCAAAGAATCATATAGCTAATATAGAAGTGCCACGTGAACTTGTACGGCAAAGAGATACAGAAATGATAGAAATGATGTATGATGACGTTTCTGATATTCTTTCTCAGCTTGTTCGTACAACACTTATCGCGTCCGAAGGTAAAGTATTTGCAGTTGCGGATTTTTCAGCAATTGAGGCCCGCGTAATATCATGGCTAGCCAATGAAAAGTGGCGTATGGACGTATTCAATGGTGACGGCAAAATCTATGAGGCCACCGGTTCTAAAATGTTTAACGTTCCTGTGACTGCTATTACAAAAGGTTCTGAACTTCGACAAAAATCAAAGATTTCAGAGCTAGCCCTAGGTTATGGCGGTTCACTTGGCGCCTTAAGGAGAATGGGTGGAGAACAAATGGGCCTGTCAGATGTAGAAATGGTGTCACTTGTACGTAAATGGCGCGACGCGAATCCTGCTATTGTCAGTTTATGGGAAGAGCTAGATAATGCTTCTAAGGCTTGCATTAAATATCATAAGTCTATAGTATGTACTTCTAGAAATGTAGTATTTAATTATGATGGTGATAATATGATAGTAGACTTGCCCTCTGGTCGCAGCTTATTCTATAGGCACCCGCGCCTGAAAGGTAAATGTGTAGGAAGGTCTACACGACCTACAGAATCGTTATTCTACGAAGGCGTAATTCAAGAGACAAAGCAGTGGGGTGAGATTGATACATATGGTGGACGATTGACTGAAAACTTGGTACAAGGCCTAGCGCGCGACTTATTGGCTAACTCCATGAAAAATCTTTATGTTAATGGCTACACTCCTGTATGCCATATACACGATGAAGTTTTAGTAGAAGTACCTGCAGAGTCAGCAAAAGAGCATTATAAGAAGATAGTAGAAATAATGAGTATAGCGCCTGATTGGGCGAAGGACTTGCCGCTAAAAGCTGATGGATATACTACGCCATTTTACCTAAAAGACTAATAATGAACGAAGCATTGTTTATACTTTATATTGTTTATGCTTATTATGCAAGCAGATGATAAATTTAAATATGATGGGCCTATAGATATAGCTATAGGCTTGAATGCAGCAAGTAGGACATGGAAAAATACCAAAATGAATTGGTCAGAGCTTGTAAAAAAGCTATCTACGCCGGTCGTTACAGCTGAAACGCATTCGCAGTTTATGTGTGCCAGTAAGGCCGAACAGTCTAAGATAAAAGACGTGGGCGGCTTTGTTGGTGGCTATCTTACAAATGGTAGGCGTGAAAAGTCAAGTGTATTGTATAGAACTGTACTTGCACTTGATATAGACTTCTCACACGATAATTTTTGGTGGGATTTTACACTGCTATTTGATAATGCGGCAGTACTACATGCCACTCACAAGTCTACGCAAACAAAGCCAAGGCACAGGCTTATAATGCCATTAGACCGCGAAGTATCACCAGAAGAATATCAGGCTATATCACGCAAAGTTGCTGATTGCATGAATATAGACTTGTTCGACCAATCGACATTTGAGGCAAATAGACTTATGTTTTGGCCTTCAGTGTCATGTGATACAGACTACTATTTTGAGATGCAAGATGGACCTTTCCTTTGTGCTGATACCGTACTTAGCTGGTATAATAATTGGCAAGATACTACTGAATGGCCGACTGCCTCTAATAGTCAAGAAGTAATTAATGCTGCTATATCTAAGCAAGAGGACCCTACCACTAAGAAAGGCATTATAGGTATATTTTGCCGTACATATACAATTCAAGATGCTATTGAAGCGTTCTTAAGTGATATTTATGAGGAAGTAGGAGATGGAAGATACACGTTTAAAAATGGCACTACAGCTGCTGGACTCGTTACATACGAAGATAAATTTGCTTATTCGCATCATGGAACCGACCCGGCGAGTGGTAGACTCTGCAACGCATTCGACTTAGTTCGCATTCATAAATTTGGTCATTTAGACACTGGCAAAGAAACTGAAGAGAAGGAGCGTAAGAGCTTTAAAGCTATGGAGGCCTTTGCTACTAATGACGAAAAGACTAAAGTAACTGCAGCTTTGGAGCGCACGGCCAGCGCGCAGCATGATTTTGGATGTGCGGAAGAGCTAGACGCTGACCCTAATGATATAGAATGGACAAAGTCCTTAGAGATGAATAACAAGGGCGAATGCGTAAGCAACGCCAATAATATTAACGCAATATTAGCCAACGACCCGGTATTAAAAGGCGCATTTGGCTATAATGAATTTGACAATAAAAGATATGTTAGACACACACTTCCGTGGCGTAAAGTTACTGGCCTTGAGCCTGTGCGTGATGTTGACTATTGCGGTATACGCAATTATCTTGAGTGCTTTTATGGCATTGTTTCAAGTCAAAAAATTGATGACGCGATTACGCTTATATTTGAGAACCAAAGATTCAATCCGGTCAAAGACTATATAAAGGCGCAGGAATGGGATAACGTTAGCCGCGTAGATACATTGCTAATTGACTACTTTGGCGCAGAAGACAATAAATATACGCGTGCTGCAATACGCAAGATGCTATGCGGCGCCGTGGCACGTATTTTTGAGCCTGGTATAAAGTTCGACTATGCACTCATATTAGTAGGTAAGCAAGGTACATATAAAAGTACATTTATACGTAAATTAGGCGTCAAGTGGTTCTCTGATACATTTATGACTGTAAGTGGCAAAGAATCATTTGAACAGTTACAAGGCTATTGGCTTATAGAAATAGCCGAACTTGCTGGTCTAAGGAAGGCAGAAGTAGAAACTATTAAGCATTACATAACAAAACAATACGACAATTTCCGTCCGGCTTATGGAAGAAGCGTAGAGCAGTTTAATCGTCAATGTGTATTTTTCGGTACTACTAATAATAAAGACTTCTTACGTGACCCGACAGGCAACAGGCGATTCATGCCTATCGATGTAAGACCCGAATTCGTTACTAAGTCTGTTATAGAAGACCTTACAGATGAAGAGGTAGCACAAATATGGGCAGAAGCCTATCAGTTATATCTAGCTGGTGAAAAGTTATACCTCAATAAAGAAGAAGAACTTATCGCAGAAGATGAGCAGCATAAGCACTCTGAAACAGACGAGCGCCTCGGCATTATCGAAGATTATATAAACAAGCTGGTGCCAGAAGAGTGGGATAAGATGGACATGTATGACCGCAGACAATGGGCAAATGACCCGCTTGCCAAGAAAGGTACAGTTAGGCGTGACGCAATATGCACAGCAGAAATATGGTGTGAATGCTTAGGCAAAGAGCGGACTGATATGACGTGTTATGCGACAAGAGAAATAAACCAGATGATGCTTAGCCTTAAAGACTGGGAATTTGTATCATCTACGCGTAAATTCTCTATATATGGTAAACAACGATATTTTAAAAGAAAATAATATGAAGATTAATATAGTACAGGCGATAGCCAAAAGTGTAACAGGCAAACTGTTTAAAGTAGCAGCAGTAGACGCTGATAAATTTGATAATATAGAAGAATACCGCGAGTACTTACGTAACAAGCTTAATAGCCTTGCAGTAGGTAGCATGCGCGTGGAGTCAATACGCTTTGTTTATGAAGAGCAAGACAGTTGATAGTGAAAAGGCTGTAGAGCGCAGGCTAGTTGAACAAGTCAAAGCAAATAGCGGTATGTGCATAAAAATGTTATGTGACCAGCTTATTGGCCTACCAGACCGCTTGTGTATACTGCCTGGCCATAAAATAGCTTTTGTAGAACTTAAGACTACAGGTCAAAGGCCTAGGCGTATTCAAGTATGCATGCATAATAAGCTAAGAGCTTTGGGCCTGCGTGTAGAAGTTATAGATACAATAAAAGGAGTAGACGAATTTATAAAAGAGTTAATATCATGAGTGAAACATTTTTAGTTATAGCGGCTATAGCGGTTATTGTATTAGATATAGTCGCCTATGTGTTAATTAAAGCGTACGCTAAGAATAAGGAGCAAGAAGATGCTGACGGAGAAGAACTTACATAATTATCAGAGAGCCTGTGTTGAGCATATAATAAATAATAAGTTTTGCGCTCTATTCCTAGATATGGGCTTAGGAAAAACCGTATCTACACTGACAGCCGTAGAGAAACTTATGAATGACTATTGTGAAATAAAATCTGTGCTAGTTATCGCGCCTAAACGTGTAGCTGAGTCTGTTTGGCAAGAAGAAGCACAGAAGTGGTCACACCTAAGGCATTTAAAGTTTTCAAAGATAATAGGCTCAGCAGTCAAGCGGCAAGAAGCCTTAAAAGCAAGGGCAGATATTTATATTATATCGCGCGATAATATAGCGTGGCTTTGCTCTTTATATGGCGGAGCGCGTCTTCCGTTTGATATGGTGGTTGTAGACGAGCTTAGCAGTTTTAAGTCGTATAAATCTGAGCGCTTTAAGGCTTTACGCATTGTCAGACCATATTTTAAGCGCCTAGTCGGTTTGACTGGTACGCCAGCACCTAATGGCTTGATAGACCTTTGGCCACAAATGTATCTTATAGACCGTGGTGACAGGTTGGAAAAGACTGTATCGCGCTACAGGGAAAAGTACTTCAGACCAGGACGTACAAACGGGCATATCGTATACAATTATGACTTGGTAGGAGGTTCTGAGGGCCTTATCTTTGATAAAATTAAGGATATATGTATAAGCATGAAAGCTGATGATTATTTGGAAATGCCTATGCGCACAGATAATTATATAGAGCTTAGAATGCCTGAAAGCCTTAAGAAAAAGTATGATGATTTTGAAAAAGATAAAGTACTCGAGTTATTCGGCAAAAAGCAAGATGAGGAAGGTGAATTTGAAATAAGCGTAATAAATGCTGCTGCTCTTTCAAATAAGCTTTTGCAGTTTGCAAATGGTGCTATTTATGACGAAGACAAAAATGTATTTGATGTACATAGCATAAAGCTAGAAGCACTTAAGGAAATTGTAGAAGACGCGAATGGTCAACCTGTACTTGTGGCTTGGACCTATCAATTTGATAGGGATAGAATAATGGAATATCTTAAGGCTTATAAGCCAAGAGAACTAAAGAATAACAAGGACATAGAGGACTGGAATAGTGGCAAAGTACAGCTTATGTTAGCACATCCTGCCTCAGCCGGTCATGGCTTAAATTTACAGGCTGGCGGAAGTATTATAGTATGGTTCGGACAAACCTGGAGTCTTGAATTATACCAGCAATTCAATGGACGCTTATACAGGCAGGGTCAAACAAACCATGTTATCATACATCATCTTATACTGAAAGGTACGCATGATGAAGACGTAATAAGGGCGTTAAAGTCCAAGGATAAGACGCAAAACGCTCTTATGGATAGTGTTAAGGCAAAAATCAATAAATATAAAAAGCTATTTGTATCATGAGAGACAATACTAAAACAGAAATGGCTATTAAGGCCATTAAGGAGATGCTAAAAGAGAGTGGAGAGAAGATAATATTCAAGACACAAGATTTCTATGCACTACTTCCTAAGTTGGGATTAGAACCTGGCACTAATACCTGGGTAATAGATAGAGTTCTTAATATTCTTATTTATAACGGAAACATACGGCGCGTACAAAAAGGCCTGTATGAAAAGACTAATTACGGTTATGGGAAGAAATGGTAAAAAGACAGCAGTATTTCCTACTATGGTGCGTTTAATCGCGCTTAATGTAGGAAAAGTAGTGAGCACACAAGATTTATTGTTAGGTAAAGACCCAGCTCGTGATGCGGCTACGTCTTATATCTATAAATTTATAAAGCTTGGTTACTTAGAGCCTGTGGACGGTGGAAAAGTTATGGACCGCAGTACAAAGTATAAAGTAGTTAAGCCTATAATGCCTGACTATAAATCGGAACAGATGAAAAATGACTTAAGACTTATGTAATATGGAAGGAACTGAAACAAATGGATTAAATGCTCTTGAGCTACAGATTGGCGGCAGCCATTATAAACGTAATGCTTATCAGCCTATAGAGCTTATAACTAAGCTAGACTGTACATTTATACAAGGCTGTATAATAAAGTATATTACGCGCTATAGGCTCAAGAATGGCCTGCAAGATATAAATAAGTGCATACACTATGCGGCACTTGCCAAAGAGTTGAATAACAGTAAAACTATTAACACTACTGATATATATATAGAGGTAAATAAGTACACTGAGCAGAATAACCTTACTATAATACAGCGTAAGGTCATAATAGCTGCTTTGACTAACAGTTATGGTGATGTAGTAGACTTATGCAACAGACTTATCAACATAGAGTATACGTAGTATGCAAGTAAAGGCAAAAGTATATTTTTAATTCATAAAATATTTTTTATTCTCACATTTAAGTATTATATTTGTAGTACAATAATAAAAGAGAAAAATATATGGAAACTAAAAGAACATTTGCAGAAATCGCCCGAGAAATTAAAAGAGTGTGGAACAAGCCATATTTTGGCGCAGTACCCTACATAGACGCTATGCTTACTATAGACTCTACGGATAAGAACGCGCTTTATATGTTTGAAACGGCAGAGGATATTGTAATACGCTTCCTCGCCAATGCACAGGCCTTCAGAGGTGCTGATGCAAGACGTATTAAAGCTGAACTTAAAAAAATGCTTTAATCTAAATAAAAGAATATATTATGAATATCAAGAATTTAATTTTAGGACTTACTACTGCAGTGGCCATTATGGCCGGTGCAGTAGCACATGAGAACAGTAAAAAAGTACGTGAACTACAAGAACTTATGCTTGAAACGGCTTCAACAAAAGAAGTGCAAGCAATGAAGTCTTTAATTGATGCGCAAGTCGCGGCTATAAATGCTAAGCTTAGTAACGCTAGCCTTTTTGCTGCTGATGGCAATCGCAAAGGACTCAAGGAAATAGCTGAAGACTGTAACAACGTAGTAATTAAATATAAGGAGCGCTATGAGTAATATTCTTAAAAGGGCCGACGATATTGTAAATCATCGCTCAGAAGAAAAAGAACGTCAATACGGACATTTTTATTCTTGTATGACACGCGCAGCTTCTATCTTTAATCTTATTAATCCTTACAGCACTCAGCTTACTACACAGGAAATGTATAAAGCCATGATAGCTATGAAACTTGCACGTGAAGGCTTTAAGCATAAAGAAGATAACTTGCTTGACGCTGTAGCCTATATGGGCTCCTTAAATGATTATATAGAGGACTTAGAAAAAAGAATGCAAAATGAAAAAGGTAATAATGTTTAGGCCAAGACGTGGTGATGGCCAAAAAGAATTTAATACAGCTATGGAAGACCTTAACGCTCAGCTCGCGTTAGGCAACGAGTGTGATATTGTATTAGAAACAATAACAGGCCGTAATATGCTGTTAGTAGAAGGTTACTTCGATATTGAAGCTAATAAAGAAGGTTTCAGTACAGCATCGCGTATATGGTATAACAAGAAATTTTTAACTGATTTAAATATAAAGTACTAGTATGAGATACGCAAAAGTAAAAGATGTTAGGTCCCCGGAAAGGGGCACAGACAAAGCAGCAGGTATTGACTTTTTCGTGCCAAATAGCTTTAATGAAACAGTGTTATATCCTAATCATGACGTGCTTATACCGTCAGGTATTAAAATGAAAATCCCTGAAGGCTTTATGCTGATGGGTGCAGATAAATCAAGTATAGCTACGTCACGAAAAGCATGTATAGCTTGTGGCCGTATGCCTAAAGATAATGCGCACAGAAGTTCGCTTATAATAGGCGCGAAAATAATAGACGAAGACTACCAAGGCGAAATCCATATACATGTTATAAATGTAGGCCGCACAACTGTTTTCATAAAGCCGGGTATGAAAATAGCGCAGTTTATACTCGTACCAGTGATATATCCCGATTTATACGAAGTGTCTGAAGCTGAGCTATTTGATAAGGCTTCTGAACGTGGTGATGGTGCTTTCGGTTCAACAGACAAAAAGTAATAAAACAAATTATTCTCGCGACTTCAAACTGATTTTTAATACGTTCATAAGTTGTTGCAAGCAGTAAGAAGTTGCGAGAATAAATACTAAAAAATAGTTAATCATTGTGGAAGAGAAAGATTTTACAACTGTAGCAGGTACTGTTATAACAAAAGAAACGTTTGATAAGTATTATAGAGTAAGACGCGCAAAGGACCGTAATATGACAGCTAATTTTAAAAAAGGCGCGTACCTTACTGGCTTAACTGAGCAGCAATATAGAATAATATATATGAACTATATAAAATTATATATGGAGTTTTATGGCAAAATTGAACAAAGTTAAGTTACCGAGTGAACTATATACTGATACGTTTCTTAAAATGGCCAAGTATTATGCCGACAAGTTTATAACAGAAAAAGGCTATGGCAAATGGCTGGCTGAATATCAGGCTATGCTTGAGGCAGGCCAATTTAGGCCAGGCTTTTTACGTTCAGCGTATATTTGCATAAAGCAGGGCAAGGCTGAGAGCTTTGGTTTTATAAAGTTTGATGCCATAAATCATATATGTGTTTTAGCTCTCGATGCAACGCGTAATATGCTAAGCAATGAGCGTTATGCCATACAGCTTATAACGGGTGAAATAGCTGTAGACGATAATGACGTGGAGCTAACTGGCTTACAGCTTGAAGAAGCCATGACTTTGTGTAAAGAAATGAATGAAGAAGCAGAAGAAGAACTATTTAAAATAATAAGAATATGAATACTAGAAAAATGACAAAAGCAGAAGCGCGTGAATACCTTAATAACAAAAAGGTATACGTAAGTGGTAAAAGTGCAGAAATACAGAAAAAGCTGTTTGAAATTGGTTTTAAATGGAAGTCGGGCGATACCGAAGTGAAGCTTACTGATGAACCATTCCTTTATATAAGTGATTTTTTTTACTGCGGTGATAATATGTCTATTTTTAAAAATAGTAAACCGAAAGAAATTACAGCTGATGAAATCTTATCTATTGAAATAGTACAAGCATACAAGCCGTTTGAAGGTTTACAAGAGTGCATACGTGAAATGTATGAACATGAGCCTTTTGGCTGGGTACTAAGAGCTGAACCTCGCGAGGTACGTAATATAAATGCTTTATATGACTACGGTATTTTCTTTAATACAACGCCACGCACATTTAAAGAAATGTTAGAAGACTATACTTTTTTAGATAACACACCTTTTGGTACTAAAGTAAAGTAATTATGAAAAAATTAGAACATAAAGTAGGCGAAGTAATAGAAATCGCTGGCAAAAAGTATATCGTAAAAGAGTGTGATGATACCAAAGGATGTATACCTTGTGATTTATTCGGCAAGTGCAGTAAAAAACCATATTCAATGCAAGCTGGCCGCTGCGCTGAAAATACAAGGATGGATGGGAGAGGAATAATATATAAAGAGTATAGGCCATGAGGTACGCAGTTTTGGATGGGCTCGGAAACTTGCTTAAAAAATTTAAGACGTTACGCGCGGCTATGACTTTCAAAATAGCTAATAATAGATATGATTGGAAAATAATAGAGTTATAATTATGGCAAAGAAGAAAAAAGCAGAATCAGTAGAAAAGCCTATAACGCTTGAAGCTGATAAAGAAGTAAAGCCAGTGCACATTGAAAGGACTACAGACCTTGAGCGCGAGCTAGATGAGGAGTTTGACTATAATAGTACGCACCTTCACGTATTAGAAACTTTTACATATAGCTGCAAAGGCTGTTTCTTTTGGTGTAATAACTGTGTAAATAGAGACAAGAGTATAACGGGCCAGTGCATAGGCCGAAAAGACAGAAAGTCAATAATCTTTAAACTAGTAAAAAATGACAGTACAAGAATTAATTGACGAGCTTCAACAAGTCAGTGATAAGTCAAAAGAAGTAATTATTGAATCGCTGGAAGCTACAGTAACCGACGTAACGGAGGAAAGCGACACTTATATATTTTTATGGGTATAACTATGAATAAAGTTATAAAAATATTATGGACTATAGCGGGAGTATTTTACCTCCCGCTATACTACTTGTCTTTGCTATTAAATATAATAGCTAGACTTTTTCTCGGTATATCATATATAGGAATGCTGAATAAGAGAATGGGTATTAACGTATTTAAATCTATATTTAAGAATGGAAGACGAATATAATAGACTTGATGACGAACAGCTTGAAGCGCTTGATTCTCAATATGAAATGGAAGATATCGCTTTTGAGAAAGATAAGCAACTTGAAACTTGCGCCAACGAGCTAGCAGTTGAATCTGAAGCGGATGCTGAACAATCAGAATATGGCACAGCAGCTGAAGATGATTCAGAACTTCTATCTATATATGAAGAACTTTTAGGTAAGAAGTTCACTAAAATAAAAGATAACTCGCCAGAAGCACAGAAACGGCGCGAATATAGTAAAGAAAGAACGCTTAAAAGTAAAAAGCGTAAAAGGCGCGTAATACAGGAGGCTTTTAGGCAAGAAGATATTGACCTTCAAGCCATAATAGACACAGAGCATTGCACTTTGCTTATACAAGCCCTTACACAGGGTCTGACTGATACTATAGAGAAGTACAGCAAGTATATAAATAGACGCTGTGAGTTTGTACTCTCAAAGTTTATACCGAGTAAGTTGGTACAAGTGGCGAAGTTATATCCTAAGTCCGTAAAAACGTCACCAGGCTTTTTATACACTGTGCAGCCTGATACTCCTATTGAAACGCCTTATACTTTTTGGGTAAAGCCTAATATTCCTTTGTACTTTGAACAAGGGTCTGAGCGCGATATAATAAGCGGCTATAACCCTGAAATACGTGAAGCTGTTGACTGCGCAGTACGCGCCTACAATGACGTTGTAGCAGCGCGTAATAACCTTGAAGTAAAATATAGTAGCATAATAGTATCACGCAATATTATAAGTTATGCGGACTTGCTAAAATATAAGCCAACTTGGTTCGAAATAGTTTATACAAAGGTTACAGGCAAACAGCTGGTGCTTGAAAATACGTAAAGACTATGAATATAAAGAATACAACAATACTTTTCTATCTGCCTGAAGACTCTAATATAGATTTATTAGATTACCTTATTTCTAAGGACATATATATAATATCTGTTACTGATGAAGAAGTGCTTGAAGCAATAGATAAGGAAGCGTATAATCTGGCTATATTATATGACTATAAAAATACGCCAGGCGATATGACTTTAATTACGCGCGTGAGACAGCGCAGCGAATGTTGCCCTATTATAATTGTATCTAACAGTGATAATATAAATACAAAAATAAATGCCTTTTATTCTGGTATCAGTGACTATATAGTACGTCCGTGTAATTATGAAGAATTCTATTTGCGCATATTATCTATAATAAGGCTATCGAATTTTTCTGGTACATTTCAAGCCAAAGCCGCAATTAATAATATACGGTATTATAGTATAGGTAAATATATATTAGACGTACCAAGCAAAAAGCTAATTTATAGAGACATTGCATTTGATTTAACCGCCGCAGAACGTAGTATACTTTTGTGTCTTCTTAATAATAAGAATAAATCCGTATCTATTCTTGAACTAGTTAAAGCAGCACGCAATATGTCTCCAAACGCAACAGCCGCTAAAAATACTATACGCGCCGTTATATGTACACTGCGGGCTAAATTAAAGTTTGACAGTAATGTAAATATAGAAAGTACTTATAGAGAAGGCTATATACTTACAATAGCTAATGATACACAAAATGCTAATAGCCTAGCAGCCGATTTACTATAAGCAGAAAAGCCTGACAGGAATATGCTATTCTTCTGTCAGGCTTTTCTGTTTACTTTATTGGTCTAAATCGATTTAAATAGAAAACGCTATTCCGTCTGCCCTCAGGCCCGAGCTCAAAATACTTCAAACCAAATTTGTTGGTCCTAAGCTTGGCGACACCTTGCGTCGCAATCTGCCCAGTACATTTATACAGTTCATCTACCTGTAGCATATCACCATCAAGTAGCTTGAGAAGCATTACATGGACCGTAGTGAGGTCACAAATTAAGTCGTAACCATCATAACTGCTGTGCTCTGCTTTTTTATATGGTATTATTTTTACAAGCAGTTCTCCCGGAGCCTGTTCGTTTTCTCCGACTAACCGAATATCAAAACCATTCTTGAATTCAGAAGCCAGCTTTTCAGCGATAGCCAAATTTTCTTCATCTATGGGGTCCTCACCAAGCACTATATAGTACACGTCATTTGGTACGGACCTTACAACCGAGTGACTTAAATCAAGTTCATATTTCTCCATATTTCATTACAATTAATGCCATTAAGGTATATAGTTTTAAGTAGAAAAAAGTAAGAGTGAAGTCTTGAAAAATCTTTTATTTAGGGTCATTCTCGCGACTTTAGGCGAGCTTTTAGAAGCGGCCTAATATAAATTATAGGCCTGAAATAAAAAGTCTGATACAGTGGCCTAAAACGCTTCAAATTATTTTTACAAATCATATATCTGCCATAAAACAGATAGTAATAAAATAAGCGGACCTATGCTCACGCACAAATCCGCTAGAAAACCCTATTCGTTATGACTTACACCCACAAATAGAAGACCTTATGCAAGGTCTTCTAAAGTTTCTTCACAAGTAGCTTCACAAGTAACTTCACAAGTAACTTCACAAGTAGCTTTGGACTCAGTGGACTCGGCAGACTCAGCCAGTTCTGCGCCGATAGCTTCGGACTCAGTGGACTCGGCAGACTCAGCCAGTTCTGCGCCGATAGCGGCCAACTGCGCTTCAAGTTCTGCAATACGCTTTTGCCCCTTCTCGATAGTAGCCTGAATCTCCGCAATACGTTCCTTAATTTCTTCAGCCGTCATGGCCTTCGCCGGCTTCTTTTCAGCAAGTGCCTTTTCATTCATCTTAAGGCCTTCCTCATCGAGCTGTTCATCGATAGTAACGGCTGTGGAATCGTAGACCTTGTTGTACATTTTATCGCCAGTAGAAATACGATACATTACAATGTTTGTGCGTCTATCTGTCTGAATACCGCAGATACGGCCGTGGATAGGCTCACCATTCTTTGCGAAGTGAATCGTGCGGCCTACATTCTTCTTTGCTTCGGCGATTCGTGCCTGCAGTTCTTCTTCGGTGATACCTTTGTTCTTCGTGACAACACTGCCTGCGGCACGCGGTGCGCATTCTTTCTTTTCAGACTCAACTACTTCGTCAGTAACCTTCAGCAAGTTAGAATCGTAGGCCTTATTGATAACTTTGCCGTTATCTAAGCGCACACGGTATAAGGGCTTTTTAGACCGCTTCTCAGCCATAACGCCAATAATCACACCTTTCAGCCACTCAGCCATGCCAAACGGCACTACTTCTACGACGTGATTAATGTTGGCACGCGCAGCTTCTACATTTGCGCTAAATTCTTCGTCGCTAATCGCTTCTTTAGCACTTTCCTTCTTGCCTTGATACATAGGATTAATGCCGTCATTTGCCTCAGCTGCTGCAATAGCCGCTTCCTCCTCAGGAGTAAGCCCTTGCGTTTCAGGTACGGCGTGCTCGCTGCTGTTACTCTTTGCTGCAAGTTGCTCGCGCTTGGACAGGATTTCATGAATCCGTACCCTTGTTTCTTCGTCTGCCGTTTCCAATAATGCTTTGAGCTTCTTTGAGCTCAACTGTTTTAAACTTGTTGCCATAATGCTATTTATTTAAATTGTTATTAGACTTGGTGATTGATTCATTCTTTAATCACACTACAAATATAATACTTTTTTATGAACCGACAAAATTTTGGTCCCTTTTTTATCGCTGATTAATGTTAATACTTTTCTTTGAATATGCACGGCCCGTCCGGCCTTTTATCTGCAATACAAGACCCGGTAATGACCCTGTCCCTTCCGAAACAGTTATTCATAAAGAAATAACACCCGTCACAGTTGTGCGCGAATTCATAAAACTCTTTTGGCCTACGCACCTCAAGCTGAATGCCTGTAGGTACGTAGTCAAAGACCTCGCCTATTTTTCTTATTCGGTCCATTCTTTGTATTCGTCTTTTTCGCTTTCAGGTACGTTCAATTCTTTTGCTTCAAGAACCATATAGGCTACGCCTTTGGTCCGACTCATAAGGGCCGCGTAGCTTTGCGCGTCCACATAATCATCAAACACTTCGAAAATTGTAGGCAACGTACGTGTACCATAACATTTTGCTACGTAATAAATTTTTTTCATATTTCTTACTGTTTTAATGGTTTATACTCTTATTTTCTATGTTACAAAGATAATGATTTATTTCGAACCGGCAAAATATTTATCGCTAAATGTTCTCTGCAGTTCAGTTAAAAAATACCGCGCCGTTTCGCTTCAATAGCCGCAATAGCCACCATACAGCACACTGCTATGTAGGTGTTGTCAAAGGTACGATTCACCAAAGCCAGATTAAATACGGCCACCATAATTAATACGCAATATAGTACGTTATACGATTTCATAATTTTTACTTTTTAAATGATTAATACTAGTGCCTACCCTAGAATCGAACTAGGCTTGAGGACCGACTCCTATAGGCTAGGATTTTCTTTTACTGTCTGCGCCCACCTATATAGAAAAAGCGGTCTAAATAAATACGCCGACCGCAATACGTTACGTAAGTGTCACCATTTTTATTGAATTTAATTTCCTGCGGATTTCCTCCAGTTACTGTCCGCTTGTTTGTTACACAAGAATAAACACTACAATATACATGAGCCGTATCACCGTTACGCACTTTTAAGTACAAGCTAACATATAGATTTAATGTACAAACATATTCGCCACAACCAGCACTCTTTAAATATGTTCTCGCTTCTTCAAATGTATTAAATACCCGTTTCATTACTGATTCTTACTTTTTAAATATGGTTATTGATTGTTTTATTCTCACAATACAAAGATACTACTTTTATATGATTCAACACTATATTTATAGCTAAAAGTGGCTTGCGTTACCGCTAAATAACGCAATACTAAAATTTGTATTGCGTTACTAAAGTATTCTTCTGTTAGGTATTCTTCTGTTTAGCTTGCTGATTTTTGTCACTACTAAATTTTTTAGCTAGACTGCTAAATATACTTAAAATCTTGTTGCCTTAGGTATATTTAGCGTTTTGCCAGCTTACGCTTTTCTATACACCTTTTTGCGCTTTTTAACAGGTGTATTATTTGAATATATAAAGATAACAAGTATATCAATGTCATAATGCAAATAAACGCTAATAACTAGTTAATAAAATTATTTATAAATCCTGATAGCCTTATTAAAATTTTTTATTATATAGAGGTATATTAATAAAATTATTTATAAAGCTATTTGTTAATTTAGCTAATAAAATATTTAATAAAATAACAGCTATATAATAAAATTATTTATAAAGCAGTGGAGCCTGATAGCCTTATTAAAATTTTTTATTATATAGCTGTTATTTTATTAAATATTTTATTAATATACCTTAGCGATTAATTTAAATATTTTTTGCAGTATATATTTTTATATATAATAAAAAATTTATATCTTTATATTATTAAAAAATAACCCTATTATTAATTTAATAAAATTTAACGATTATGCTTAAAAATTTTAATTTTATTTTTATTAACAGTGTTCATAATAGTGATATAAATAACGCTGAATTTAATTTATTTTATAATATTTTAATTGAATATAACGATGATGAATTAAATATAAAAATAACTGAAAAAATTTATTATAATAATATTTTAAATAAAATTAATAATTATCAGAAAAATATAACGTTGTCTAAAAAACACGAAATTATTTTAAAAAATATTATAGGTAATAAAATACTACAAGTTGTATTTTTTTATGACCTTTTAGAGGTATTTAACGGTTGGCGTTATTTAACGTTTGATAGCATAAATTATAATTTTTTATAATTTTTAGCAGTTAAAAAATATTAATAAAATTATTTATTATAGCCAGACAGCTTTATTAAAATTTTTAATAAGGCTGTCTGGCTTTGCTATATAAATTTTAAAACTGCTAAATTTAATAAAAATTAGCCTTATAGCCTTATAAACTGCAAAATTTAATAAAAATTAAGGGCCCTTAGCGTTTGCCTGCGCGCCCTTTATATACGTATATACAAGAACTCTTTCAAATCATTCTCACATAGGCATTTAGCGCACAGTCCAAAAATATAAAAGGCTAAAGTACATTCTCACATAGGCATTTAGCGCACAGTCCAAAAA